AGGTTACTTCATATCTACAACAGGCACAAAACAGGCAAACAAAGGAGGCTTATTATGGCAACATTAGCAGAAATACGTGCAAAACTTAAAGACCAAGAAACACGCCAAGGCGGTCAGTCTACAGGCGGCGGTGACAAAGCAATTTATCCACATTGGAATATGGCAGAAGGTAGCGAAGCAGTGCTTCGATTCTTACCAGATGCTGACAAAGATGCAACTTTCTTTTGGAAAGAGCGTTTGATGATTAAACTTCCATTCGCGGGTATCAAAGGACAAACTGATTCACGTCCAGTGACAGTTAACGTTCCATGTATGGAAATGTATGGAGAAACTTGTCCAATCCTATCAGAAGTTAGAGGTTGGTTTAAAGATAAATCCTTAGAAGATCAAGGTCGTAAATATTGGAAGAAAAAATCATATATCTTCCAAGGTTTCGTGACTGAGAATCCACTTAAGGATGACGAAACTCCAGAAAATCCAATTAGACGTTTTATTATTGGTCCACAAATTTTCCAAATCATTAAGGGTGCATTAATGGATCCTGAGATGGAAGATCTTCCTACAGATTCTGTAAGAGGTGTAGACTTTAGAATTAAGAAAACATCTAAAGGAGGTTATGCTGATTATTCAACATCAACATGGTCACGTAGAGAACGTGCATTGAGTGATGAAGAAAAAGCGGCGATTGATTCGTTTGGATTTTTTAGTCTAAATGACTTTTTACCTAAAAAACCTACAGACGTTGAAGTTAAAGTAATGACTGAAATGTTTGAAGCGTCAGTTGATGGCGAAGCGTATGATCCAGATCGTTTTGGACAGTACTTTCGTGCTCCGGGCATGAGTGCATCTACAGGTGATCCAAACAAAGGTGCATCAGCACCAGCGGCGGCTCCAGTAGCAGAAGCAACTCCGGCTCCAGTAGCAGAATTGGCTCCAGCGGTAGCAGAAGCAACTGCACCAGCAAGTTCTGATAAACCATCAAGCGAACGTGCCCAAGATATTTTGGCAATGATTCGTTCAAGAAACGCATAGGAGATAGCATATGACGAAACCATTCGACGTTAGTAAATTTCGTAAGAATCTAACCAAGAGCATTACAGGTCTTGGCGTGGGTTTTAACGATCCAACTGACTGGGTTTGGACTGGCAATTACGCACTTAGCTATCTTATCTCTGGGGATTTTCACAAGGGAATCCCCTTAGGTAAGGTAACGGTATTTGCTGGCGAATCCGGTGCAGGTAAAAGTTATTTTGCAAGTGGTAACATTGTAAAGTCCGCACAAGCACAAGGCATTTTTGTAGTCCTAATTGACTCAGAGAACGCACTTGATGAAAAGTGGTTGCAGGCACTTGGTGTTGACACAGCAGAAGACAAACTGTTGCGTCTATCAATGAGCATGATTGATGACGTAGCAAAAACTGTATCAAACTTTATGAGTGAATACAAAACAGATTATTCAGACAAGT